AATCTGCAATGAACACCGTCATTAAAAGCTCCATTTACTCTTACTATCATAGTAATTTTATAGTAGGCGAAAAGTACTCTTTGGTTTAAGTAAATCTCAGAATTAAACCAAAAATAACGATTACTATTAAATAATAGCGAATCTGCCATACCATACGCAGTATTGCCAAAATAAGTTCCTAATGGAAAAAATCCATTAGATGGATTTCCAGGGCTATAATTACTATCACCGTATAAGACATTAATATTTCTGCATAAATCTACTGAAAATACATTTCTACGAGAGGCGTCAGATTGGATACCATTTAATTTCTCCTGATCTACTATAGATAAAATACCAGTTGCGCCAGTTGCGCCAGTTGCGCCTCCTGGGGTACCCTGTGGTCCTGTTGCGCCAGTAGCACCAGTAGCTCCAGTCGCACCGGTAGTGCCAGTAGCTCCAGTTGCGCCACTACCAGTTGCGCCAGTTGCTCCAGTTGCGCCAGTTGCGCCAGTTGCTCCAGTTGCTCCAGTTGCTCCAGTTGCGCCACTACCAGTTGCGCCAGTTGCGCCAGTTGCGCCAGTTGCGCCAGTTGCGCCAGTTGCGCCAGTTGCGCCAGTTGCGCCAGTTGCTCCAGTTGCGCCACTACCAGTTGCGCCAGTCGCGCCATTACCCGCTGGACCAGTTGCACCGGTAGCACCACCAGGACTGCCAGATGGGCCAGAAGGGCCTGTAGCTCCAGGACTAGAAATTATTTGAATAGGAGCGGAAACAACGGCATATTGAGGTATAATTTCCCACCCTTTTATATTATTAATATAAACCAAATCAAAAGAAGACCCTTTCACATTGCATAATAAATTTTCGTCATATCCCTCAATTTTAGAATTTTGCTTATTAATAATTAAAGAATTAATATCAAAAGTATTATTATAATCAAGTATTGATATACTATCTCCAGTTAAAGGAACCAAAGGAAGGTTAACAGTATAACTATTGGCACTAGTATCAATTACATATTTTAAACCAGCTGACAAATCACCCGATCCTGTAATCAATAAATATGCATTTATTGGATATTCTCCTCGAAGAAAAACTCCGCTTCCATTAACAGTAGGTCTTGTTATAAAATTTTTTAAACCACTAATAGTTTGATCTCCTGTTACATATACAGTTCCAGGCAAAATCTCTCCTTGTAGAACAACGCCACTATTATTAATTGTTATTCTGTTAGAAAAATTTTTTAAACCATTAATATTTTGATCACCAGTAATAAGAACTGTAATTGATTTATTAAACTCAACAATACCGGATAATGACTGAGAAAGTGTGTTAAAATCTCCAGATTTTACAAATATAGAACTTCCATATCCAGTTACTAAATCTCCTATATCTGGATGTAATTGATTTTTTCTAATTAAACTTCTACTCATATTATTCTAATTTACTATGATATAATAAAATTGCTGTTTTATAATCCAAACCATATTGAGCAGCAATTTCATTAATCTTTTCCATATTAACATTTAATTCGACTGGTTTGTTAATATAATCATTAATTTTATTAACCCAATCTTTTGGTAATTCATTTGTAGCAATTGTTTCTGCTATTGTTTGAATAATTTCTTTTTGTTCTTTGGTTAGTCTTTTACGATCATACTTTTCTTTTAAAGTTGTCTCAACAGCTTCAACTAAATTATCAAATTTAACCAAATTTTTAGCTACAAGATCGGCATTTATTTTAGGTTTAATTTCAGAAGCTTGTGCTGTTGGCGCTGTTCTAGGAGCTTTTGTTGTTTGGGGCGTTCCAGTTCCGGTAGGACGACCAGTTTCTTGTTGCTGTCCTTTATTTAATAAAGGTTGGTACAACCCTTCTTCTTGTAATTTTTTAAAATCTTTTTGTGATTCTATACTTTCATCTGGAAGTGGTAAACGACCAGTTTCAATGGCCGTAACCCCCTCTTCTGGAGTAAGAACCCCAAGCTCAATTAAGCGAGAATAAATTCTCGTTAAGTTCATATCATTTTTAAAATCAGCATCTTTAAAACGGGCGGTTGGCAAATTTTTGAAACCAAGATTTTTACCAATTTTTTTCATTTCTGGTATAATAAACTCATTCATGAAAGTTTCTCTCGCATGTTTTAATCTTGATAAGAATACTTCTATTTTAGTATTAGTATTTGCATATTTTTCTTCGCCAAAAAGAACGTTATTTAAACCATAACGAATATCACGATCTACAACCTCATATTTTTTAGGATCAAGAATATTACTAATCTCTGGTATAATAAATTTAATATTAGTTGTATAATCGGTAACTAAAATACGACCCACACTTTCATTTTCGAAAATCTTTCTTAATGTTGCGATTTGTTCTTTGGTTGGCATACCGACTTCATCATTTCCCATTGTAACCAAAAGGACTGTTTGCTGTATGGTACGACTAATTGCCATATCCATGTTTTTAAGTTCTTGCTTCCAGTTAATATCTTCGAGAACTGGAAAACCCATTGGTACGCTAAACGGTTCATAATCTTGTTTTTTGTAAAAAATTGGAACAAATCTTTCGGGGTCTAATTCAAATACCATGTATTGATTTGATTGGGTGATATTACTAGTAGTTTTTAAATCTTTTACATTCTTGACTCTTTGAGCAAGTTCTTTATCTTGTTCATTATCCGGATTAGTTAAAACCTGCATTTCAAAATCATTTAAAACTTTAATATATTGAGGAGTAATAAATGAAGCTGACCCGATAGCTTGAATATCAGCCGGATTTAAAATAATATATCTAACGGGAATTTCTCCCGTACGGGCTTCTGTAGTAATTAAATCAGTAAGAACGCGCATATCTTGTTTAGTAAACTGAGCATTTAATTTATATAAAAAGACATTACCACTACGAAAAAATTCACGGAAAAACATATCTTGTAATTTCCATAAATTTACACGGTCACCCCATGCTTGAAAAAATTTACGGGATTGTTCATTTCCACCAGTAAAATAAATAGGCGAACAACTAAATTCAGTCATTAAATCAATCGTATTCCTAAAAATAGAAAAATTATAATAAGCTTTTTGGCATAAGATAATAGTATCTTTTATACTAATATTAGAAGTATACTTTCCATAACCTCCGCCGTAAATAAAAGGAATAACTCCACCTTCGATATTTTTATATTTATCAGTTCTAGAAATAGTTGATGACCTATTCCTTCTTACGGAGGTATTCACTTCTCCACGGCTTGCTTTGATTTCTATAGTCTCATTAGACTTAATAGATCCTTCAATTACCTGTGGCTCTGGGAATTTAATATTTTTATTACTATTTCGTGCCATAAATTATTATAACAGTTTATTACACTAAAATCTGATATTTTATTAGATTAATTCTGCAACGAACTCTGTATTTTTCTTTGCAAAATTTTCTGGAGCCATTATATCAAAATAAGCTTTTACGCCCCAATTTCCCAACATAAGAGTAGTATAGTTATCTTTTCTAGCTCTATTAATACTGGTTGATTTTCTCAAATGAGACGGTAAGTCAAAACTTTGGGTACCCCTAGATGTTGTTGTAACCTCTACATTGGCACACTGATCTTTGGTATCCTGAACAATAAAATCTTGCTGTTCAATAAATTCTCTAACAGTTAATTTTTTGGTCTCATATTCATTATCTGCTTTATCCCCGATGCCTCTTGGGTAAATATATTCCATTGGAAGATTCATTGTAAAGATATTTTCTAAAATATCTGGGTGATTGCTCGCGCGCGAGGCAAACCATATTTTTTTATGATCTATACAGGTTTGTAAATAAGAATTTGCCCGACCCAAGAAGAAGCTTGTAAAATATTGTTTAATACATATATTACCAAAATCTTTATTGTATTGACGAGCACAATCTTTTAACATTTTTGTATAATCCTCATTCTCTTTATCAGAATCAAAATCTACAAACCCAATTTTACGATTTATGTCTTTAAAATATTGAGAATTATTAACAGCATCTATAAATGTATCTGCACCAGCATGGTCAATAACAATTAACGCAATATTAAAGTTTTTAAATAAATAGTAAAAATATTTTATATGATCTTGCAACGATGACCCTGCGGCTTGATATCCATGAACTAATACGCCTTGTTTTTTTTCTTCATCTAGCTCAATCACGCTCATGGCAAAATAGTCGGCAACTTTAGAAGACGAAAAGTTAGGGTCAATTGCTAAAACATATTTTTTATCACTATCTCCAATTACTTTTGTAGTTGGATATTCACCATCTAATATAGTACATTCATGCATTTTTTTAGGTGAGAAATAACTATCCCCACCATCAATAAAACGGGCACAATATTCCCGTAAAAACGAATGGTGTGAACTCCCACCACTTTTAGCAACTTGGATCGCGCCTTGATCGACCATGTGCTGAGGTAACGCTTCATAACTTAATTGGGAAATAAAATATGTCCCAGGCAGCTCGCCCTCTTTAGACTCTTGCTCATCTGGATGTTCTACTAAATTTGACCACTGTTGATACACACGAAATAAATGTTCAAAAGTATAACTAGCAGAACTTAAACATAACATTTGGGACGTGTTCTCAAACACATGTTTATTATCTGGATGCAATAAACCTTTTTTTATTAACTCTTCTTCTAGTTTTCTAATACGAATACGCTCGCCTACATCTCTTGGCGAACTCAAGAATGGAATAAGAACATTGTCAATAATATCTGGGGGTAAAAGTAAAAACTCATCCAATATAAGTACGTTAGCACGGATACCACGAATTTTTTCACCAGTTAGTGGGATAGCTGTGATACTACCGCCATTAATTTGCCATTCGTATTGGTCATTTCTCTTACTTTTTAAACCAAAGCATTGTCGCGCTAGTGCTGCGCCTGGAGACATTAAAAATTTTTCAATTTCATTAAAAACACGACGACTAGTACGAAAGTTAATAGATGCAATAAGTATTTTAGTTCCAGGCTCTAACATGCATTTAAGAATACAATAGATCGCAGCGCAAAAACTTTTAGCGCCACCACGCCCCCAAACTAACATACAATAATTTCTATTAAAAAAAGAATTAAGAGTTAATTCTTGATAGGCTTCTAATGTTAAGCCCATTGATAATTCCGTAGTAAAACCAAGATTATATCTTAAAAATTTAGCAAGACTAACCCGTGCTTCTTCGTCAGTTAAATCGCCCTTTAAATTCAGTAACTCTTTATTAACGTTAGCTAATGGTTTAGATTTTTTTTGATTTCCTACGATGAGTGCCATTTTGTATCAAAGTAATATTGTAAATCTATTTTACAGGCCTCTTCATTCATACCTAAAATATGAAGTGTTTTATTTCTCGCTTCTTCGCGCCCATCACAAAAAACAAATTGTAAATTATCATATTGACGTAATAATTTTCTCATGTTATGAGCAATAAATTCACCAGAAGCTTTACCAAATTTTTGTTTTTGATACATCGTATTATTGAGAGTCGATTCTACGACTACGACAATATAACCTTCCATTTTTTTAGCCTTTTGAATTTCGCGTTCAAATCTTTCGCGGCCACCACTCAAAGTTCCATATAAATCAGATAAACTTTTTCTCTCTACTGCTAATTTATTGTTAGGGTGAAGAGAATAATCGCCATATTCTAATTTAGATTCAATTAAAGTATGCTCTTCAAAATGAAATGGTTTTTGTTCACGACTATCTACAATAATTTGTGGAATAGGAGTGAAAGGAATTTCATCAGGAATTTGATAATTAAATCTGGAATGCAATCCAATTTTTTTACATAAATCATTGTAACAGATTCCAGACAAAGCTTCCATTGTACTAATAGGTAATAAACAATTAATACTTTGACACTCTACCTGACTGGGCGCCATATCAAGAGTTTTTAAATCACAATATTGCTCTAACTTACTTTTAAAATAATCCGCACACTCTTCTTTGGAAAGAGTCTTTAACCAGTTTTTATAGTTTTTTTTATCAACAAAATCGCAAGTAATGTATTGGTCAAAAGATTTATATTCTAATTTTGTCCCATTAAAACGATCAATACGTTTCCAATAAGTTTCAAAATAAGTTTTACAGGAAAGCTTATGGTAATATCTTAAATGTTTTTGAAGTTCGGCAAAATAATTAAATTCTTCACCACAAACTTTACATTTTAAGTATATTTTGTTCTTATTCATAATATATTATATTAACTATGAACCATTTCATCTATATCAATTCCACGAATTATTGCTTTTAGTTCGTCCATAGATGACAAGCGTTTGGCTTCATCTTCTAAATTTTGTTTTTGAGCTTCGGCTAAATGAATAATACTTTTACGGCGTTCCTCGTCTTTCCACGCCTGTACTAAATTAAGAATACTAGCATTTTCTTGTTTACGCTCCTGTATTTTTTTGGATCGATCATCAACAAGCGATTTATATAATTTATTTTGTCTATTACGACATTGGTTATATTCGGTTTGTAAACTACTAATCGCCTCATTAAGACTCATTTTAATATTGCGCCCCTCGTCTTCTTCGGAGGCTTGACGTAATAATTGGCGCAAATCTTCAACTTGTTGTAAAATTGTAGAAGCCGTAACAACTTCTGTACATAAGGTAATAAATTGATCTAATTCTTCTTGTGTTAAATCTTCCTTATCATAAGTATAACGAATAAAAGCATCCTCAAATAATTTACGGTCATCTTCACGGCGATAAGTATTAATTTGATAGCAAAAACTAAAAGTATTCAAATATCTTTGTAGCGTCTCAACTTGTTTGATCTGAACGGCTTTTAATTTCTTATCTTCCCATCCTAAATTAAGATATTTATTAATTCTATATAAAGTTTGATCCATACGGCGCGGTGGAAAATATTCTCCAATATGACTTTGTGTTGGAGCACCTGATTCTTTAGCAACATAAGTAGTCATATCTAAATATGTAGGATCATCCTTTTGTAATTTATTAACGTATTTATTAACTTCGCGTGATTCAAGACTCAAATGGGTTAAATTATTATTTTTAAATAAAATTTTCGCCATGTCTAAGTAGTGTTGATTTTTATAATTGTTTTTTATAAATTCTTCGTGTTCATTTGTTAATTCAACACGACCTCTTTGAAAAACAGAGCGATTTTTATACTCAATATTATTATCTAACAAATACTGTTTTAAAATTCGACCTTCTTTACTGCGACTATCTATGTTTTCATCATTATAAGTATAAGCGGTAATCTCAGTAAGAGTGGCTTCCGGACTTTTTTGTAGAATTTCCGCTAACCTATTTTTTTGCTCTAATGTAAGAATGTCGTCCATTTATAAAATATCTTTTACAATTTCCCTGGCTTTTTGTAAAATTTTTGATTTTATTTTTCCAATTTGTCTATATGCGGGCCTCCCTGCTTTTAAACTTAATTTATATCCCATTTTTTTAGCAACCTCTACTTCGTCTAAATGCTGTAGAAACATATAATCATAAACTTTCCATTCAATAATAGTTAAATATTTTTTCATAACCTCATGAAAAACAGGTATTAAAGTTTGAATATCTACACCATTTTCTCTGTCTTGTAGTATATTTTCTAAAGTTGATTCTGGATTATCATGATTTGGACTATGAATACTTAATGGGAATTTAATATCATACGCAGATTTTTTATTTTTTTCCCATTTTGCATAATCTTTACACTCGTTATTTTGCGTTCCATAAATCGAACAACCATATTCACCAGTATTAAAAGGACATTTTAAACACGGTCTAGAGAAATTTGAATAATGATTTCTTAACATATTTGTCATTTGATGATTAATAACTTGGTTTAACCATGGACGAATTGGCCTTGATGGGTCCCATTTATCCCATTTTTTATAAATATGAATTCTTAATCTCTGAGAAACATCTTCAAAATCCATCCATGCGATAGCTGTAAGATGCCAACGATGTTTACGTTTTTGTATTTCCGAATTAATAATATCTATTGATTCTTCAAAAGATGGTCTAACAATGCCTTTTTTATTTTTTGGCATATAAGATTATTCAGATCTTAAGGATCCAGCCTCTTTTTGAAATTCTGCCAAAACTTCTTCTTTAGTTTTTTTAGGTATAACATTATTTCCATTATTGATCTCGACAGGAGCGGAAGGGTTCTCAATTAAACTACCTAAAGATTCTCCTTTTGATTGGTACATATTTATTTTAAAAGATGGCTTAATTTTTTTGTAATTTATATTTTTTTCGATACTTTCCGAGTCTTCGTCATCGCTAGAGTTTATATTTTTCTTTAATTTTAATTCATTTAAAAATTTAAGCCGTTGATTTTCAGCATCTAACGATGCGGGTTTATTAGCAAAAGCTTGGCCACAAAACGCACAAAATTTTGGTAATTCAAAATTATACTGAGTCGTCTTCCCACATACTGAGCAAAAATATTTCATACACTAGTATTCTATAGGTTTACACAAAAAAATTCTAAAATCTCTTCTATAAAACTTTTTTAAAATTATAGTGTAAATAACTATTGATGTCGTCTTTAATTAATTCAAGGGTCTTTAGTATTATCAATGAAGATGTAGAATCCCTTGATGGTAAAATAATTTTATTAAAAGGATCTTATTGCGGCGGCAAGAGTAAATGCTCTGGACTTTTTTATCTAGATTCAAAAGATAATCCAGTTATTAAAGTTGCAAAAGGGTCTTTGCTAGAAGAAGAATGGTTTGGTATTCTGATTCATGAATATTGTCATTTTATACAATGGAGAGACGACTCTTCTTTATGGAATAATTTTTGTAATCATGACGCTACATATGCACAAATTATATCGAAACCAGAAAAGCATAAAAAAGCTTTACAATCTTTAATAGACTTAGAAATAAATTGCGAAAAATGCACAACTAATATTATTAAAAATAATAAACTATTTAACCATAAAAAATATGCGCAAGGAGCTAATGCGATTATATATAAATATTCAATGTTGTATAAATATCATAAATGGCCAGATGATAATAAAAAATATCAAAAAGTTCAAGATTTTTGCCCGTCTAAAATATTAAAATCTTATAAGGAATATTTAAATATACCTGAGAAAGTTTATAATTATTATAAATAATTATTTTTTAATATTTTCAAAACGCTCGATGATATAAGACAAGATTTCTGAACGTACAATGTCTTCTTTTCCAAACTCGAAAGTATGAATCCCCCGCTCTTTAGCACAGTCAGTATTGAACAGATTAAATATCTTATCAAACCCACTCTGTTTAATATCTGATTGTTGGGCATCTCCACATATAAATAATGTAGAGAAATTTGCCATACGCGTCATAACTAGTAAAAAGTCCTCAACGCGACAATTTTGCGCTTCGTCCATAATAAAACTGGCATTTGAAATATTTAAACCTCTCAAAAAACCCAGTGGAACGCCAACAATTCGTTCGTCCGCCATCAAAGCTTTAACATGGGGAATCGGGAGTAATTCATTTAATTTATCAACCAATGGTTGTGTATAGGGTGACATTTTTTCTTCAGACGTTCCTTTAATATACCCAATTCCATGAACAGAAGCTTCTACCGGAACGCGACTGTAATATATTTCACTAGATTTTTTATCTTTAATTTTTCTTAGGGCGCAGTAAACGGCCAAAATTGTTTTGGCAGTTCCTGCGACACCTTTAACAATAATTATTTTCGTGTTTTTATCTAGGGCTAGATTTATAAATTCTTTTTGTTTCTCTATCCATGGTAATTCACGAATGTTTAAATCTATGGTTGTTTTTGTTTTTTTCTTCTCCGTATAAGGAGAAACATCACGAGGGTTTTCTTTTTTTTGTTTCATGAAAGAACATATATATTTACACTATCTATAATAGAGACACTTTTTATTTTACTTGTCAAATTTTTTTTGAACATTTGCATAGATTATATATCTAATCTACCACTATGAATATTAATGCAAGTTTAGTTCCTAAAAGTTATAGCGGTTACAATACATGGGAAATTGTAGATCTTATTGATAATAATTGGCCGAAATGGTCAACTATGTTTGATGTTGTTACAAGTCCGTCATATAGCTTCTCTAATATGGTTGGATTTAAAGAACAAAATAAAGATTCTTATAATTTGGAAATTGAACTTCCACGTTTTCGCAAAGAGAATATTAAACTTTCTGCTGAAAATAATGTTTTACATATTAGTGCCGAACAAGATAATCTTAAATTTTATCATTCGGTAAGTATTCCTTCTACTTTAGACACAAATACAATTGAAGCCGAACTTGATCATGGTGTACTCAAGATCTCCGCTCATAAAGTTGAACAGGCTAAAACAAAAACAATCAAGATTAAATAAATCTTTACATACGATAAAATTATCGTTATAATAAACGATAAGAATGAAAAAAAATATTTATTTTTTTCAATGGGTATCTGACCTTGGAGGCGCAGATACAAGACTTAAAGAATTAATCCAGTTATTATCTATAACAGGTAAATATAACTTATTTTCTATACCGAATGATGATTCTAGATTATCAGAATTAGATAATTTAAACTTTTTAAAAAAACATGGTGTTAATGTTTTATCATGGAAAGATTTGCCAGATAAAGACAATAATGGTATAGCAATATCTTTTTGTAATTTTCGTCTTTTTTCTGAAAAATGGAGGATTGCAAAAATTAAATCAATGGGGTTAAAACTCATATGGTCCAATGATATGATGTGGTCTACAAAAGATGAAGCAGACGCAATTCAAAATAAATATATAGATGCCGTAATTTTTACTAGTGAATTTCATAAATATATTTTACAAAAAAATTATAAACATTTTCTAAAAGTAAAAAATTTAATTGTTCCAAATTATTTTCATTTTGAAAATTATAAAAGATTAAGAAAGAAAGAATCTTTACTAAATAAATTTGTGGTAGGTAAATTGTCTAGAGCGGATATAATGAAATTTAGTGAGGATTTCCCACTTTTTTATGAAAAGATGCCAATTAATAATCCAAAATTTAGAGTAATGGGCTGGAATAAGATATTAAAAGAAAAATTCAATTGGTTTACTTTTGATAACGAGAAATGGGATCTTCTAGAAGAAAATAAAGAGACAATTGTAGAATTTTTATCTCAATTAGATTTATATGTTTTTAATGCTCATCACGAATATATAGAAAATCAAACGAGATCAATGGTTGAAGCTCAATTATTGGGCATACCAGCAATAGCCCCAAATTATGGGAATTTTCCTAACATGATTTGGCATGGCAAGAATGGTTTTTTATATGGTAATAACGAAGAATGCTATCATTATATAAATTTAGTAAATAAAATGCCAGATTTATATCAAGAGTTATCGTATAATAGTTTAAACTTAAGTAAATTTATTTGGACTAATAAAGATTATCATTTAAATATTTGGGATAATATTTTCAACAATTTATGAGTAAAAAAATATGTTA